AGATCGTCGGCCCCAAGGCTGTCACGACAGCAGCGCCGGCCACCGCAGCGCCACGGGCAATGACATCGAAGTTGGCTGAGACGAAGTCCAGGGCCGCGGCCACCGCCGTCAGGGACATCTCCAGCCCAGAGTTGACGCCTATGGCATTGGCGATCGTCTCGAAAAAGGTTTCCATTGCCAGCGTGGCATTGGCCTGAGCCTTGGTCAGTCCGGTGAAGCCGGATGCCGCAACACCCTTCACCTGCTCATTGAGGGCATCGAGCACAACACCTTGGGCGCCGATTATGTCGTTGGCCTTCATGAAGCCGGCGATCATGTTCTTCTGCTCGTCGGTGAACGTGATGCCGCGCTTGGTCAGCATGGCCAAGCCCTTTTCCGGATCCGCCAGCGCGCGGGCCAGGCCTTCCACGTTTTGCCGACATGTCATCTGCAAGCTTGATGGCGTCGAAGAAGACCTCGCGGCTGAATCCAAAGGTGGCCAAGTTGGTAGACACCGCGAGAATCTCTTCGGCAGCACGACCAGTCGATCGCTCGAGCCGGTCGGCAAAGTCGGAAACTTCCTTGCCGCTGGTACGGGCAGTGTTGCCGGTGTTCTCCAGCGCTCGATCAAGCTGAGCAGTGAGCTTGCGGGTTTCCTCGATCCGGCCCACGGCCTGGCCGATGCCGGTCGTGAACCCTGCGAGGATCGCAGCTCCGCCAAGCGCGGCGAAAGCCTTGCTGAGCCCGCCAAGCGCTCCCTTTGCCTTATTCATGCCCTGCTCGAACTCGGCGGAGTTCAGTCCGAGGTTGACGCGCAGCGCACCGATCACAGCGGCCATGATCTACCTCTTTCGCTTGGACATGATGGATTTGAGGACGGCGATCTGTTCGTCTGGCGTCTGCCCACGGGGCGATGCCGACACCTTGGAACGCAGAAGCGTTTCCAGCTTCGGCATCCTCTTCGGCTGGTGGTAGGCGTAAGCATTGAGCTGGGCTGCGTGCCAGGCGAGCGCAAGTCTCTCATCTCGCTCACGCGTCTGCCTCTCAGCTGCCCCGGCTATGTGCAGAGATAGAAGCCGCGGCGTCAGCGCCCAGAACTGGACGGGGTCGAAGCCGCAGGCTGTGTACGAAGTCAGGAGGCGTTCCCAGTCCCAGCCTACTTCGCTTTCCGAGGGTTCTCGGTAGCGACCTTTGCTTGGGGGAATGCCGCCACCATCGCCTTCTGAATGGCCTCTGCAGTGGCCTCGAAACCGGCCTGGCCGATGATCTCGCCAGCCGTCGTCTCATCGACTTCCGGGTGATGCTCTCGAAGCGTGTGCATGATGATCGAGCGAAGGTGGCCGATGCGCATGCTCGAAGGATCCGCCAGCATATCGGACACCTGGTTGATGCCCTTGTCGAAGTGGTCTTCGATGCTGACGATCGCATTGATCGACATGCGCATGGTGTAAGTTTTGTCGGGCGTCTGTAGCTCGACCTCGCCGCGAAGTGGGTTGGCCATTACGCGTCTTCCCAGACTTCTTCGCCCGAGGGCGCGACGGTGATGGTCGCTGTCATGCGATCATCAATGGGGGTCGATTTCTCGAAGCCGGTTAGCGCGGCGTCGAAGGTGACGCTGACGCCATTGGCCCATTCGATCTGATGCTGGACCACGGCGCCGGAGGCGAGCAGGCCACGCAAGAGCACGTCGGTCGGGCTGCCAGGGATCCAGTTGATTTCGAAACTGGCCTCGCCGCTGTCGATCAGTCCCGAGATGTACTCGCGGCGCCGGCCCGGGCTCTTCATGTGGGTGGCGTCCACCCGATCGGCAGTGCCGCCCGGCGGCGTGACGTTGATCACCTCGCCGATCTCGACGAGCGCAGGCGTGGTCAGGGACGCATCCCACACGCGATAGGTTGTGCCATAGCCAATAGTGGCTTCGGTCATGGTCGTTCTCCAACGATGTGAGAATTGCGCCAGCCCACGGCGCGCTTGGGCTAGATCAGGCCGGAGCCCAATGGATGGTGTAGTCGCGGCTGTCAGTGAACCATTTGGAAGGACCGTCCTTGTCGGACCTAGTGCGCTGGTTCTGCTCAAAACAGCCTTGGAATCGGATGCCTTCGAACTCACCCTGGAAGCCGGAGAGCCGCAACTTCAGAGCATCCGCAACAGCGCGAGCCTGCGCGGCATTGGCGCCGCGATTGTCGAACTGGACCCGCGTCATCACGTAGCCTGAAGCACCCGACATCACATAGTCGGTGATGCCGCCGACTACATACATAACGGTCCCTGGGAAAGGCTGACCTTGGGGCATCTCGTCCCAGTGACAGCGGTTACCGACGAGAGCGGCGTAAGGAGCATGTGACAGGAGCAGATTGGCGAGAACGAGCTGCATCACTTCCTCTTTGCGGCGCGGCGCGCACTCTGCTGCACGGCCTTCTCGATGCCGACGATCAGCTCGTCGCCGATCCGCTGCAGCACCTGGTCTTTGGTTTCGTCCCAAGCGGGGCGCATGAAGGGCTGAGGCGGATTGCCGTCGCCACCGAACTCCCGAAGGTGTCCCTGCGGCCGGCTATCAGGGCCGATGAATCGCTCCTGGTCAGCTTGCTTGCCGTGCTGACCTTTCTGGCCCTTGGACAGCGAGCCGGAGACATCGATGCTTTCGCGAAGACCGCCGCTATCCACCGGCACCAGCGCGCGGGCAGCCTTGGCTGTGATCTCTCCAGCGTTCTGGAGGGCAACGCGGCCGATGGCGCGGCGCTTGGCCACCGTGAATTGGCCGAGGGCGGCTTCAATCTCCTTGAGCCCTTCCACCTTCACCGTCGTCTTCATGACGAAGGCGCCGGCTGCAGCACCGGGCCTGGCACGGACGCGGTGACTTCGATCCCCTGCCGAGTGCCCAGCTCCTTGATGCCGGAGATGTCGTAGGTTTTGCCGTCGCAAACCAGCCTATCTGCCGTGGTCAGGCTGGCAGTGACCTCGTCGTACGCCAAGCCGAAGCGCGAAGTCATCGACGAGCCCACCTGTGCAGCGCGCAGCTTCTCGCCGTCGCTGACATCATCTTTCGATGCCCAGACCTCGGCCAGCAGCGCCCAGCCCTCGGTGGGCTGGTTCCACTGGTCGTAAGTCACGCCGTGGCGCTCGAGGCGCACAGCACGGTCGCGCACGCCAGCCGTGGTCTTGTCGCGAGCATTTCGAGGGCGGAAATTCATGCGAGGGTAGGCTTACGGTACTTTTCGAGCAGGGCTCGGGTGGCGAAGGAAAGGAACACGTCATCGTCAGCGCTGCCCGCGCGGTTTTCCCAGAGGTCGGAAAGGACAATGGCGGTCGCGGCCTGAACGGCGCCTGGGCAGTCGTCCGGGTTCCATTCGTTGATGGTGCCATCTGGATCCTTGACGAAGTCGAGGACAATGCCGGTGGCCTGAGTGAGCTTGAGCCGAACGTCGGCAGCCTGAGGGTGATCCTCCGGAGCCGGCAAATCGCCGACGACCAGCCGAAGGTGACGCAAGGCCTGCTCCAGTGTGATCAGGTCAGGCATGCCTATGCTCCTACGCCGACCTTAACCGACTTGGCATCACGGCCACGCTTGACCGAGAGGCGCCAGCCTTCGCCGGCTTCAGGCTTCTCGCCGTTGCCATCCTTCTGCGAAATCCAGAAAGAACCGCCCCAAGTCACGCCGTCACCTTTGGCATAGCCGCCATCTTTGCCCTCAACCCACACACCTCGATCGATGACCACCGGCAGGACGAAGGCGAATTCCTTCACCCGTTCGCCCTTGGCAAATCGGAAGGTGAAGCCTCGCTCTCCATCGTGGATGACATCGAGGTCGTCGAACCCGAGGCCGTCAGCGCCCGGCTTGCCCTCCGCATCCCTGCCGACCACAACGCCGAGCTCCTTCACTGACCCATCGGAGCAGGTGAGCACCAGCTTGCCGTCACGATCGATCAGCGCCGAGGTGACCGAAACCGGAACAGCCTTGGTCTCCAAGTCCGCGATGCGCTTGACAGCGTCCGACACGGCCTTGTCGACGTACGATTTTACCGCGGCGAAGCCACGGTCAAACGCCTCTTGGAATTTCATCAGGCGGCCTCACTGACGGCGAAAAGACGCTCGGCGGTTGACGGATCAAGGTCAGGCTCTTCTGCCACTGGCGCGATGGGCGCGACCACTTGGGGCGGGTTCTGTGCTTGCTCGATCAGCCGGGCATCGCGAGCGGCAATGGCCTCGAGCGAATGGTCCTGCTGCTGCATGTAGACCGTGGCTCCACCCTTGGGCATTTTCTTGAGGTCCAGCCGACGCCTGCGCTCGTCGAGCGTCATGACGCTCTTGCCCTTTTCGAGCACGGCCATCTGCGCCACCGAATCCATTCGGAGCAGCTGATCGGTATCGAACTCGGTCCCGAGCTTGTCACCAGTCGCCAAGCCTTCATCTAGGCACAGCTCGATGCTTTCGAGCAGCACCTGGAGACACTGGCTGTAATACTCGACGTTGAGGGCCTGGAGATTATTCGCCGACGGCATCGAGCCCACGCCGACCTTGTAGGGCGGAACATGATAGACCGAGCAGACGATTTCAGCGGCAAGCTTCAGATGCTCGACCATCTGGGCGTCAACTGCTTTGACCGCCATGGTTTCAAACTTGAGGCCGTCGCCGAGAACCGCCACTTTGCCGCGGTTCTTCCCGGTGAAATTCTCGTCCCAGTACGCCTTCATCCGCTGGGCGGTTTCGTCGTCAATCCTGCCAGGAGCGGTCAGGATGCCGCCCGGCTGGGAACCGTTCTGGAAAAAGAGCGCGGCACTGTTCTGAATGGCCTGGCCATTCATGGCCGCCAGCCCCGCCGCATAGACTGGCGACAGTCCGACCAGCGGGTGGAAGAGGCAATTGAACCTGTCGTGAATGACCTCGCTGGCCGGGACAACGACCTTGTTATCGATGATCCCCACCAGATTGTCGGTGCTGATCTCGTAGTAGACATCACCGGAGGTCGAGACCAGGGGCCGCGTGCGGGTCGGGTCAAGCACGAACATTTTCTGCACGCCGTTGCGACCGTCGCGCGACTTGAGGACATAGGTGTTGCCCCGAGCCAGCTTCGACAGCACCCAGCTTTCGAAAAACTGGATACGGTTCTGGAAGTGGTTTGGCTTCCGAAGGACTGGCGAATAGGCGCTGTTTCGGACCTCGGACCAGATACCCTCGTCATCTTGGGACACGAGCTTCACGCGCAGCTTGGAAACGTCCGACGCGATAAGGGTCTGGCAGGCGAAGACCGCATTGAACTGCATCGCCGTGTCGAACTTGACTTCGACGTTGCGTTGCCACGCCCCAGGAAAGCTCTCACCGATGACCGGCAACCAGCCGCTATTGGCCGGAACCTGTGAAAGGGCCTTTGCCTCGACTTGGCGCGCGTTGCTGCCGTCAGCGCCTATGCGATAG